CGTCGCCGGTTTTAACGCCCATGCTTCTTGAGATACTCGCGGAGTTCGGATGCCTTCACCGTCGCGGCGTATGGCTTGACCGCCTGCGATTGCAGGAACGCGTCGTACGAACGCTTCGCCACCTTGGCGTCGGCGTCTGGATAAGCGGGGAACGTCACTGGGCCGACGTCGATCAACGAGTCGATCTTCGTCACCGTGCGAACCGACCGCCCGTTCTCTACGCTCCATGACTCGCCGCCTTGGGCGATCTGAAACGAGAACGAACTGCCACGCACGATGCCCGCCTCGATGTTTGCCGCGATGTCGCGGCCGTAGGAAGTGTCGGGCACGGGGAACTCGTACCGCAGGCCGATCTCGTCCACGCTCATCGTCAGCGTGCCGGGGTAACGGGCCAGCGGGAAGTTGGCATCGTGGTTCCACAGGGCACGCGTCTCCAGCGGTTTCTTGCGGCCGCGCCGCTCGGAGACAAGCCCGAAGGCGTCCGGGTGAATCCGCTCCGTGAACTCTCCGAGGTCGAGAGAATTCACGCCGAATTTTGCCGCATAGCCGACAATCCACCGGGTCTCGGCGGCGTCGTCCTGCGAACGGGTTTCGATGCGAAGCAGCGGCAGGGTGCCGTCGCCTTCTTCGTAGATGCTGCGTCGTTCAATCATGCTTCTGTTCTCCTCGTCTGCTGCGTTCATCTGTTCCACAAGTTTGCGACTCCATGCCCAGCCGGGGTCCGACCCCCACAATGCCCACGCGATTCTCCCGTTGCTCGGGAAGCCCTGCTCCCCTGGACTCCAGCCTGTGCCTTTTTTGTCGACTTCGTGCCGGTCGAAATACGCCTTCATGCGGCGTGCTGTTTCGGGGCTGATTCGCACGCCGTTGCTCAAGTCTCGCGCTCTGGCAATGCCGACCGCCGTGCCGCCGCGACCGAACTCGCTTCGCCAATCTAGCCCCTTCTGTGCTTCAGACTTCACGCCCGCAGGAGGCGTGAAGTCGATGTGGTCGTATCTAGCTGCCACGCTTCCGCCCCTTCCGCTTCGGCTTGCCGTACGCGTTCGCCTCGGGCAGCGGGTCGATCCTCGTGAGCGTCGAAACCTTGTGCCCGACTTGCGTCTCGGTCGGTCGCCATCCGCCGTCCGACTCTTCGTAGACCGTGATGAGTGCCGCCGGGGCCGCTTCGGTCGCGTCGATCTTGAAGTCGGTGCCGGGGACGTCGAGCGTGCCGTAGTCCATGACGTGGTCGATGCGGCCACGGCTCGTGCCGCCCGATGAATCCCACGAAACAAAATCTCCCTCGGCAACCGAGCCGGGGGCGGCGCGGGCCGAGACTTGCTCGACGGGCTGGGCTGGCACGGACCCGGCCACGCCAGACAGGATCGCCTCGGCCTGCAAGGGCGTGATGGTGGGAAACGCCGCAGCAATCATCGCGGCCGCACCGGCCTTCGTTACGAGGCCCGCGCTGACTTGCTGGACGATTGCAATCAGCCCCGTAATCTGTGCCCCGTTGAGCGAAACCTCGGCCACCTGCGGCTCGGCCTCTGCTGCCGCAAGGCCACCGGCCACCGCCTGTCCGTCGATGCCGCTGCCCGGTTGCTGCTGTGCGGCGACGTCGGCTGCGGAGGGATCTTGGCCCAGCGTGCCCATATTGAGCGGACGGTAGCGAACGTCGCCGCCCTCGACGGGGTTGCGGTTTTCGAGTTCAAGGATGTCGTTTGTGGACAGCGCGCCGATATCCCACATAGCCCGGTAGTACGCCGAGCGGCTGGCGGCGTCGCCGCGTAGCAGGCCACGCACGTCGAACTCGACCAGATACCTGTCATCGTCGACAATCAGGTCTCGCGTGAACGCAGACTCAAACCGCCGCAGCCACGGCAGGATCGTATGCTGCACGAAGTCGAGGCCAGCGTGCTCGATGGAGCCGTAGCCGCCGTTCATGACGCCGAGCAAGTGCATCGGCACGCGGAAAAGCCGGGCCACCTCAGCCAACTGGAAGGCCCGTGCGTCGAGGAACTGGGCGTCCGTGTTGTTGATCTGCGGGATGTCGTATGGCTTCAAGCCGCCGGTCAGCACCGCCGTGATATGAGAGTTGCCGACGCCGCCGTGGCGTCGGTCCCATTGGCTGCGGAGTTGCTCGCGGGCCTCGGCGTTCAACTGCCCGTCCGTGGACAGGACAAAGCCGGGCCTCGCTCCGTTGCCGAAGAACCTGGCCCCGTGCAGTTCGCACGCGCGGGCCAGGGCGATCGCGTCCTTGCAGCTTTCGACGATTGAGATGCCATGCACGCCATCGTCGCTCGGGCCGCGAAGGTGCAGGATTTGGTCCTGTGCGTAGACCGTCTCGCTGCCCTTGTCCTCGCGGTACTTGTATCGCAGCTTGCCGTTTACGATCCGCTCGACCTTCATACGGCTCGGGTGCAGCGGCACTAGCTGCGTGTTCGGCCCCGCGCCTTGAATCTCCGAATAGGCGTCACCCCAGAGGCCGATGTGCATGACGGCCTGCTCCCGCCACTCAAAGCTCGTCTGCCATGCGTTCGGCTGCTGGTGCAGGATGCGGTAGAGGGGCTGGTCTCGGGCCTGCCGTTTTCCGCCCTCTGCCGACCGCTCCAACAGGTGCAGGGGGAGGCTTGCCACCGTCTCGCCCAGGATTCTCAAACAGGCGAAAACCGCCGTCACTTGCAGGGCGTTGTCGCTGGTGATCCGCACGCCGGTCGCCGACCGCGAAGAACTGTCATCATCCCAGGATCGTTCCTCGCCTGGGAGCCAGAGGATGCGGTTCGATTCTTTCGTCATATGAAGAAGATTTCGGGGTTGGCGTCTGGCTTCTGCTCGGAGCCGATCCAGCTGCCGATGGCCTGGCATAACGCCACCACGCCGTCGATCCGCTCGGTCGAACGTGCCTTGCTTGGGTAGATGTTTCCGAACTTGTCTTCCGCGACCGCAACGTTATTGGCACACCATGTCAGCACCGGATGCCCTGCGTGCCGCACCCTGCCGGACAGCACGAAGTTTTCGAGCGTCTTCGCAGGCGCGGACATGGCACGGCCGCCTTGTGGATATCCTTTCACGTCGACCCCTTCCCCTTGCAGAAGGTTCGCCAGCATCGCCGCGTTGTGCTTCATGTCGACGGCGACTTGCCGCACGTTGTATTGCTGGCAGATTTGGACGATGTCGCGGTGCAGGATCGTGTAGTCTGTGACGTTTCCCTCGGTCGCCCGTATGTGCCCGTCCCGCAGCCACGCGTCGTAGGGAACTTTGTCTCGCTGGATCCGCTCCACCGCGTTCGCCTCGGGTATCCAGAAGAACGGAAGCACGTCGATGCTCTGGTCTTCGGGGTCGGGGCAGACCAGCACGAGCGCGGACAGGTCGTAGGTGGTTGCCAGGTCAAGCCCCGCGTAGACGCTTCGCGTGCCGAAGTCACGCAGCGGCACCGCTCCCTGCTCCCACGATTCCGGCTTGAACCACCGGACGTCTGTCGTTGTCCAGGTGTTCATCCGGTATCGCAAAAAGGCATTGGTCTTCGTCGGGCTGGACTCCGCCTCGCGGACGTCGGCGGCAAAGTCCTCCGGCTTGATCGTCACCCCCCACGAAGGATTCGCCTGCGGCCACGTGTCGGGGTCTTTCCAATCGCCGCCCTCTTCCATCTCGTAGATGCAAGGGTAGAACGTCGGGTCGTGCTCCCAGTTGGCGAGGGTCGCCTTGGCGTAGCGGTACTGCTCGTGGCAGATGCTGCGCCGGTCGTAGCCCGCCGTCGTGATCGACACGAGCAGCGGCTGCTCGCGGGCCGCGCCGCCGTAGCGAAGTGCGTCCCACAGGCGGCGGTCTTTCTGGCTGTGAAGCTCATCGAACAGCAGCCCGTGGATATTCAAACCTTCCGCGCGAAAAGCGTCGGCGGAAAGCACGCGATAGAACGAGGACGTCTCGCGGTAGGCAATCGTCTTGCGGGAGTCGATGACCTCCAGGATGCGAGACAGGTTGGGCGAGGCCCGAACCATGCTTGCCATCTCGCGGTAGACCACAGACGCCTGCTCGCGGTCCGCCGCTGCACCGTAGACCTCGGCTCCGTTCTCGCCGTCCAAGGCAAGGAGGTACAGCCCGATGCCAGCCAGCAGCGTCGACTTGCCAGATTTTTTCGCCGTGCTGATGTAGGCCACGCGGTAGCGTCGGGTGTCATCATCCACCCGCACCCAGCCGAACAAGTCGGCAATCATCCCCTGCTGCCAAGGCAACAGGTCGAACGGCTTCCCAGCGAAACGACCCTTTGAGTGCCGCAGCCAGCCGCCGAAAAACTCTAGTGCGTGGTTGGCCCGGCCAACGTCGAAGTAGAAGTCATGACCCTGCTCGATCGCTTCGCTTTTGGGCAAAGGCTCTAACGGGGTTTTCGGCGTGGCTGTCATGCGTCGTTACCTGCGAACGGCTGCTCGGCGTCAAGCCGAACTCCTGCTGAAGTCGGCGAAGGTCGGCGGCCAGCGACCGCTCCGCAACCGCCCACGAGTGCGGCTGGCTCCACTTGATCCGCAGCCGCCCGTCCGTGCGGTTGGGGTCTGGCTCCATCGAAATGTTGTCGCGGCCTAGTTGCCTGCACTTCTCCTTCGCTTCGATCCACTTAGACCATGTATG